ATGATTTTATTTTTTATTACACTACCAGTATTAGCCTTAAATATAGCAATTATGTATTTAACTAATACAGATCCAGCCATATTATTAGGCTGGGAGTCACTTGCTTTGACTTTACTTGGCGTTAGCTATTTAGGTAAAGAATATGGAACTTACACAAATAAAGCTGGTAAAAAAATCGATATACTTAATGTTGTTGCAGTTGCTGTAGCTGTTTCTGCTGGATTTGGGCCGTGGGCAGCTAATTTTGGCAATAATAGTAATGATAGTAATATCTATGTTTTTATCGCAGGAATTGGATTAATCGGCCTGTTTTTAGACTGGTTACTATTTAAAAATAAGCAAACCAGCCGAACAGTACATCAATCAGAGACAATTATAGATGAAACCAACTCAGAGACAAAAATCACTACTATCATAAAAAAATAAAGCCCCTTGCGGGGCTTTACTTTTAATTGCCACTAAGTAGCAAGATTAGAATTCTGATAATGTCAGATAGTGGGAATGAGAACACAACAATACCAAAGTAATCTAAAAGCGGTACTATGATGTAGTTGTATGTAAGAATGATAGTACAAGCATAACCTAAAAATGATCTCCACCCTTTTCCAGCTTTAATCTCTTCACGGTTAGTTTCCTGTGCCTCATTTGTCTTTTCTGTTTCAAGCTCGCCTTTTGATTTCTCTACTTCGGTTTTGTTCTTAGTAAAAAGACTAACCCCTGATATGATAAGATCTATGATAATACTTAACATATTTTATCCTTGTATTTGGCAAACACAAGAAAATACGCGATGACCTTTATAGATGTGGTTGTAAGATAGTAGTACCTGAACGTCTATTTTATCTTTTAGCAACTCTACCATTAGTACATCACCATCACTTACGTTAGGTTTTATATGATGATGAAAGCTGTATACGACTAAATCACCTTTTGTTTTATCAACCTTCTTTTTTATGAGCTTACTACCAGATAGTGCTTTATCATATGGTAAGGTAACACTTACAGGTTGTATTGTCTGAAAAGAAAAATCTGTTAGTACAGAATGATCATAACATGGGAAATTTTCTAAGTTATCCATCTTAATTCCTCCAACGGTAATCAAAAGTACCGCGTAATGTTCTTAATTGTTCTATTACTTGTTTCTCGGTTTCATCGTAGAAATCAAACAATGGTTTTCTGCCTACGGAACCATAATAACCAATAACCCTCTTTTCACGTGCCAACTTGGGATTACGCTTAGATGATTTCTTGGTAGTATCGACCAAGTACGTATTACCGTTCTTGCTCTTTACCTTTTTGTATTTATCACTCTGAGTTCTTGAACGTAGTTGTGTAATGTTCCCCTGCTTCGTTAACTTAGCATTCTTATAGGGAATAATTTTTCCTTCGTTAATGTGTCTGTAAGCAGGATCAAGAATGTACTTCAAGTATGAAGTTTGATTAGGTAGTACTATGATCTGGTTTACGGTCTTGTAGTCACTAATCTTTTTAAAGTTAAAGTACATGCTCTTACCAGTAAACGGTACACCACCCCCTGCTACATCATTATCTACTTTACGTTGCATATGTTGGGTAACTATACGCATACGATTACTGAGTTCTTTTTTGAACTCTTGCCCTATCGCTGGACTGTTGTTGTTTATAAAACGCCTCATATCATTTGGGCTATTGCCCCTACGCCATGCCATAAACCATCCTTAATTTAAAATTTCATATAGTGATTGTAGGATGCCACGAATACGTACAGCATCCTTGCCACTCGGTAGACGTGCCTTATGCATAACGGAAAGATTCAGATTTCCCGTTTTCAAACCTTCATTAATGATTAGTGCTGTTTCGACGAATAGTGTTTCTTTCATTGATGGGAAAGCCCACAAAATAGTACGAGTATAATCTAAGCCCTCTTCTATCTTTTGATTAACTATCTTTGAACTTGAACTGTACTCACGCCATCCATTTTCAATTGAATTAGCTTTTAATTTCTTAACGTCCTTAACTCTCTTATACATCTGTTTACTACCTATATAAGAGGTATTGTCCTCAAACTGGAACAAGTACACGAATCCTACATAACTACCGTTTGTTAATTCTTCCTCACTCCAATCATCATTGTAATTCCATTGCTTCATATAAATACCCTATGATAATTGTTATAAGGTATTTATTTAATGGATATAAAGAACAGGCTAATTAACTATGAAGGTTCAATTACCTATCAAACTAAAGTTGGTTATTTTAAGAATGGTAAATTCTGGATGTATAAAGATAGTCTTGGGTATCCAACTATTGGATACGGTAGATTACTAAAACCAGGTGAATCTTATCCAAACGGTATTACACCAGAACAAGCCGAAAGGATGTTAGAAGAAGATATCAGTACTGCTAAGTCTGCTGTTCGCTCATTAGGATTAGATTTGCCTTCTGACTGGCAGGACTTCATGACCATTATGGTTTTTCAACTTGGCCTATCAGGTACTTTAAAGTTCAGAAAGATGATTCAAGCCTTACGTGATGAAAACTATAAAGAAGCGATTGTACAGGCTAAGGATTCACTCTGGTACAGACAAACTAAATCACGAGTAGATCAGATGATTGCAGAACTCACCAACAAATAAAAAAGGGGCTATTTAGCCCCTTTTGTTTTTTAGCGTTTCAAGCATAGCAATTACACGCTCAATTTTAATATCAAGCATATGTACACTATCTTCTAAGTTTTTCAAAGTCTGCTTCATCTGATCTTGTTCCTGCTCAAGCGAAGTTAGAGACTGATCCATCAAAGCAACTTTTGTTTCAACGGTAGAAATACGTGCATCTAATTCGTCTGAGTCAGATGTAAAATCCCTATAAACAGTCCAGCACAATACTAAAGCTGAAACAACTAATGAACCAATTGTTAAAATGTCCATTTATGTTCCTACATATTATATTTGGTAATAGTATTTATGAATTTAGTTATAGAGCGGTTGATCCCCTGCTCTGTAAACCCATGCTTGGAAATCAGCAGGAACATTTAGTGAAGCAGTAGAACCACGGCTTGTAGTACACATAACATAGATATAGTTCCAGTTACCGCGACCAACACGAGGTATAAAAACACCATTTAAACGATAAGTATAAGGTGTATTGTGTCCATCGTTACCTGCATCTATGTAAGCCAAATTGGTTAACCCAATTCCATCACCACCCATACGTATATAGAAGTACTGGCGTTCATAACTTGCAAGACTGATTGACATATTACTATCTAAGTATCTGTCAAAATCTTCACCACGTATACGCAACGCTACATAGTGTTGGTTCGGTACTGGAGATAAGCCGACTGTACCACCACTAACCACCTTCGAACCAAAAAGGAATTGATTAGACTGGATGCCTGTTGATTGTGGGCGACAAACATCACCAACTATACGAGTAGCACTTAACGTACCAAGAATATTACAGTTTTCATTGATAGTAACGTTGTTGAGTACCCCACTGTTCGCAAAAATTATACCGCGAATAGTAGCGTTACTAAAGTTGGCAGTACCATTCTTATTGATCATCCAACCATTTGAACCATCCCAATTACTTGATTGTATCTGCTGGCTGATTTTGGCTGAGTCTATTTCACCATTCATGATATGTGCATTACGAATAGCAGCATTGGCGATTTTAGTATTATCAATAGCGGCGTTTTGAATCTTGGCGGTAGTAACTGCTAAGTTGTTAATTTGAGCTGTATTGATACTCGCATCAGCTATAACCGCTGAGTTGATGTAAGTCTTGCCGTTCTGAATCACAAACGGATAAACCTTATCACTCTGTTTAGCACTATCAGTACTGATCACGCTGAAGCGATCCGCCATAACGGTAAATACTGATGTTTTTTCATCTGCTGCAAGAGCAATACCCGTTACATTGCCGTTGTTTGATACCTGTAGCTGCCAGCGTGAACCAAGTTCATCTACGATCTGTTTCTCAACAATACCTGTAGCTTTATCACTGTTAAGTAGCCCATCAATTACATCATCATTCAGCTTACTGTAAGGTACTTTCGTGTTCTGGTTAAAACCGATAGTAGGCGACCATACAAGTTCATCCTGACCGAATACGTCATACGCTGCCACACGTGCGAACCAGCTACCATCCTCAACGCCGAACGACGCACTATAGCGGTTCGAACTACTGAAATAGTGGGTATCTGAACTGAACCCCTCATCTTTGGCGATCTGCATAACGATACCTGAGTAATCAGGGATGTTTGATTCAGTCCAGTCAATGAACACATTTTCATAACCGTTACGTAATGTGATACCTAAGATTTGTGGATGCTGCGGGTTACTTACCTCTATCTGTACTTCCTCACTGTAGATACCAGTACCCCAACCATGAGCGATGATACCAAACACGCGATAACGGCTTAGGCCATCGCTGGTATTCATTGCAAATGTGTACGTCCAGTTGCTTGTAGTGGTGTAGTACGAGGTGATGTAGTTCCTGTATCGGTCATACACACGAATTTCATAATGTTTAAAGAAATCAGTAAATGTTTTTCCATTAACAGCAACATTACTCTGATCATCCCATCTGAAAATAAAATCCTGAGCATAAGTCTGATTTAGACCAACATCATCATTCACCATATTAAGGTTAGTTATTTTAGGTAATGCAAAAATAACTTGCGGTGTTTGATTATAGATTGCTACTAATTCTGATGAATAACCTAATGTGTTATACGCCTCAATAGCAAAATCATAATGTACACCATATAGTAGATTCAAAATTTCAAAACTGGTTGAGTACTGCCCTACGTTACCGATGTTAACCCAAGTACCGGAATCACTACGCTTGTAGCGAATCTTGTATCCACGTACTGAGGTATCCTGACTGAGATCCCATGTTAGTAGTACTGCGTTACCTGTAGCTGTTGCCCCAAGACGCTGAGCCTTTAGATTACTTGGCGGTTCTACGTATGTTGGGTTAGGTAGATTGGTCAATCCATCCTGTGGGAACTGCCCTGGATCTTTGCCCTGATACACCCCATCAGCGTAGGAAATTGCTGTAATCTGGATGATGCCTGTTTTGTCTACAGTCATTGGTACAGTACGTTGCACACATCTATACTTGTTATTACTAAAACCTGCTTCTTCAAAATCGATTGTAAAAACATCGAATACTTTCAAGTCTGATACGTAAGTGTTGAATGTGATGGTATTGCTGATGTACTTAGATTTGAGTAGTTCGATATTACTTAGTGTTGCAAGTTGAGTCTTATCCTGTACCCAAAGGTAGTTTAAATCCTTCTTGATAATGTAACCATCTTTAGCAATAGTTTCATTATTAAGGGCATTACTTGGATAACGGATAATATCTTGTGAATAGTCATTACCTGGGTTTGTATAGGTAGAATCCATACAGTTAAAGTACTCTGACTTTGAACCAGTTGTGATATTTACACCGCCAATAATGCTTGATTCATCAAAATGCTTAACAGGAATGTCTGGTGCATCTACGGTTAGATAGTACTTCCCATTCGATTCATAAAGTACGCCACCAAATGTTTGTAGAATGTTTTCGATGTTTTCCTTAAAGGATTTATCATACTGAATATTTCCATTGGAATAGAAATGATTCTGAGCACAATAGTTTGCCATGTTACGGAAACTGGTAATATCAATATCATTAGGATCAAGACCGAATCCAAATTCTGTATTAGTAATAAAGTCATATAGTTGGCTTGGTGGATTTGAACTTGGTTTACGTACATTATCAGTTAAGTCATAGATCATACGTCCACGCATTTCTACCGATAATGTATAGTTCTGGTTCGTTAGAATTCCATCAATTAGTGAATCGTTGGTTTTCTTGATTACAGTACAGATCTGTACAAGACCATCACCACGCATGTTGTCAGTCCATTGACTGCCGCCATATTGACGGGCAAGCGTCATAGAACCACCGTAGGAAGGCTTACCGAAACGTACCTCAATCTGTAAGTACTTGCGGTACTTCTCAATCATCATTGAGGTAGGTACGATCCCCTCTGTGGTGATGTACGCACCATCCATGAGTATCGGAGCATTATCAAAATAGATCTGCTTGATTACGCCTTGTGATTGTTCCCCTGGTACTTGCCCGATTTCACCGATACTGATCGCGTGAACCGTACATAACTGGTTTGAAGTACCTTTATAGACGTTCTGCCATACGACGATAGAGCCTAACTTGTTATAGGCGACTTCTGTTGCGTTGCGGTTAGAACCACCGTATGAAATCGGTATGCCAGTACTTGGTGATGTTGAACGGGCATTGTTACTACCCGTACTCGGATACGTTACCCCCATTTGGCCTACATTCATCATCTGTGATGAACTAATGTAAGATAGTGCTGCTGTACCAATACCTATAGCTACTACTGCTGCTAAAGCTAAACCTGCTGCGTATGCTGCTGCCGCTGCTGATGCTCCTGCGATAATAGCTACGGCAACTGCTGCTACTGCCATAGTTATTCCCCTTTAAATCTGTATATTTTGTCTTTTTCATTTTGGATATATTGAGAAACGATATAGTTAGATTTATCTTCTGATAAAATTACAACTTTCCCACGCCAATAAACTGTACTGTGACCTGATGAAATAATTACATCCCCATCAAGCGGTTCGCTTACCAATTGGCCTTTTTCTTTACACAATAGATGTAGAGTAGAATAACTACAGTTTGCTTTTGCGTATTTTCTACCTGCTGTTGGCGTTGTGTATTTCTGATAGATTTCATCACGGTAATTACTACCAGTAATCATATCTATCACGGTAAGTACCATGATATGACAATCATTAGTAGCGTACACTAAAGGCTCACCAACTAAACCACTTAGGTACTCTGTTATAAATCCATTTTTCATTATTTCTTACTACTCTTCCAGAATTGCTCCGAACTATTTAGTATGCCGATTAAGTCAAAGAACTTATCGCCAATATGCATTGATTGGTGTACGGAAGTACTTGATAGTAGGCGTTGTGTCTGATCCAACTTCTTCCACATAGAATTTAAATTAACAGTAGTTTCATTTGTGGTATTACCTGCTGCATTGTTAATGTCAGAGCTAAAGTAATCGATATAACCACTGAAGATACGATAGGCATAAAGAATGCTACCTGTTGCGGGATTAACAATACTCATCCAAATGTTTACTTTGGCATCGTTCCATAGTCCACGTAGAGCCATAGAAAGATAATCCTGACTTACGTTGCTTACTTTCAATGAAGTACCGTTATTATTGATTTGTGTTTTCTCTACATAGTTAGCAAATGAAGAATCAAGAAAATCAGGAACTGATTTATAAGCAATGCCGTTGTAGTTTTGGTCTGCTAATGAATCAGTAAGATATATGTTGCTACCAGTAGGGGGAAGAATATCTATCAATTTTACCATAACACCACACTGATAGAGTTCTTTCTCTGTTAGAATCGTTTTGTTATCACCACGTGTAAGATTCCAGTAATTAACAAGTTCTGGATTGTTTAGTACATTGTTTGGGATTGACATAAATTAACCTCTGATGTTTTCGGTTGCATTTATTGTCACTTCCATTACGTTAGTACTTGGCATCTGATATGCTGCGTTCTGTGGTGTAAGAATAAATGAACCTTGAATGTTGTCATATTTCATTACTTCCCCAAGCTGAATGTTTTTAACAAGCCCAGGGAAAATAGTAACTACATTGCCAGTGTTGGCGATTATTCGATATATTTTCTTATGTCCATTGAATTGTACTAAAGTACCAACCTCAAGAGTGTTAGCATTCACGGCAATAGAAGTTGCCCCTGCTGCCCTCGCTGCGGTTGTCTGTACTTGTGAGATTTGAGTACCGTTATATGTACTCCACCATCCAAGAGGCATAGAGAACGGCTTACCCTGACCATATAGAGCGTAGAAGTTAGCGAGTTCACCACGATTCATTTTGTTCAATGTAACTTTGAAACTAAGGGTAAAGTACTGCGAACCAACCACACGTGTAATAGTTTCACCAGTCCAGGTTTGATTTTGGTATTGCGGTATATTATCCGTTAACATGAACTCACTAATAAGAGCGTTATTTAACATATTATTATTCCTTTAATGATTAGCCCACAATCCATGTGGGCTATATGATATTTATACGTTATTCTTCTGAGATTTACGTGTTGCCTGGACTATTACATCAGCGTGTTTATCACACATCTTTTGGAAATCAGCATCTGAGATTTGACCATTACTATTAATGATCAATGGTGCATCAATTTTAACATCACCTGATTTACTGCCATCCTGATTACTCAAGTATTTGGTTAAATCCTGGTTTAATGATTTACCTACTACACGTTCACCTTTTTCAAGATTGTATGTACCAGTGCTTGGTAGTGAATCCCATCCATCGTGGGCTTGCCCCTGGATAGCTGTACCCTTGATAGTACGTACAATGGAAGCACCCTGAGCTGCTACCTGTAGCCCTGCTGCGATCCCCATAGGCCACCCAAGTTTGATGGCTTCGGATATGCCCTGCTGGATGTTGATCACTGCCTGAGCAATGGCAACGCCTTTGCTTACGGCAAATGCTGCCTTTGCCGCCGCTGATGACTCACCGAACACACCAGCCATGATATCACCTACGTTACCTGCCCCCGCTTGCCACATCCCTAACGTACTGGTTAGTGCGTCTGCGGTTAATCGCCCACGTTTAATATCGGCGTTGGCCTGAATCGCTGTTAGCTGATCCTGGTACTCCTGGAATCCAATTACTTTGGCATCGTATAGAGCCTTAGCCCCATCTTTGTTCTCTTGTTCTTCGGTGCTGATGTTCCGGTTCTGTAGCGAATCTGGCGAAAAGTCTAAGGGGTTCTTGTACCCTAATCCCTGACTTACGGTATCATTCATCCAGGTAGTACCCGCTGCCGCTGCTCGTGCCTTAGTATCTGGTGTTGCATTGGGATCGTTAGCAATGGCTGCAATATTCTGTGCCTGTTTTAGTCTGTTAGTTTCATCAAGCATCTGATCAACCATATCTTTGTACTTAGTTTTACGGCTTTCATATTGCTTGGATAACATATCTGTAATTTCAGATTCAGAACTACCAGCTAATTTTCCTGCTTCACGTATACGCTTTTCAATCTGATCTTGTTCATAGTTAAAACGGGTAATACGTACTTGAGCTTCATTAGTACCGATCTGTGATAACGTCTGTTCTAATAATGCCTTTGCTCTCTTCGTTTGCTCATTAAGTTTATCTTGTGCTGCCTTAGCTGCTTTCGCTGCTGCTTCGTCTTTCTTGGCCTTAGCATCACGTGCCTTATCTTCATCGGCTGTTAGGCTTTTTACTAATTTCTCTCTGTTGTCTTTATAACCTTCATCAAGTTTAGCTAAATCGGCATTCATAGCTGCATGATCGCCTTTATATGCTCGCACCAAAGAATCTTTAATAGTTGCTCTTAATTGTGCATGTGTTGCATCAAGGGTATCAATCTGTGCTTGAGTTTTTTGTTTAGCGGAAAGATAAGGTTTTAATGCAGTATCAATTACGCTTCTATCTGAACCTTTATTGTATTCTTCTTTCTGTTTATCAAGTAGGTTATGTGCTGCATCAAGATTTGCTAATAAGTTTGCGAAGGTTTTATTATTTTCCTCTTGCTGCTTTTGCTGATCTGCTACTATTTGTGAACCATAGATTGAAGAATTTTTTAGTATCTGTTGTTGAAATTGTTGTTGGTACCGTTGAGTTGCCTGAATGCCTTCTTTACTAACTGCTGCCGCCGCTGCATTAACAGGTTTGCTATTAAGAATTTTCGTCATTAAATCGAGAATTTCAGCAAGGTTCTGTGCAACAGGTGCAAGGGTTGAGTTTTTCCAGCTATCCCACGCTCTGGATAAATTATTAGTTGCAGTCCTGTATTCTTCAAATTGACGTGATTGTTCTGCGGTTAGTTGTATAGTTTCATTAGCAAGGCTATTTTGATACTCTTGTTCACTATTAAACTCTCTGTAGATAGTCATGCGTTTTGATGCATCGTTTGCAACAGTTTCCATCATGTTTACTATCTGAGACTGACTGAATCCCATTTGTTTAGCCTGATAGTAAATCTTTGCAATAATATCTTCGCCGTTTTCTGCTGCTTTCTGTAGCTCGAACATATTCAATTTCAACGGTTGAATTACATCAGTTAACATAGAACCAGCATTGTTGGTTATTGCATCACCTAACTTGTCTTTAGAATCTTTAATTTGGTCAGCAACGTTATCCATAGTAAGACCAACGGCGGCGAACATATTAGCGGCCTGTTGAATCTGTACTATACCTGACTGTGATAGTGAAGCTGCCTGAAAGACTTCAAATGCCTTTTCTGATTGTTCCTGTACTTTTGCCATAGTTGCAGCAATCGCTAAACCTGCCACACCTACAGCCCCTGCAAAACCTGACATAGCTTTAGAGGTAGTAGATAGACCAGTGTTGATACCCCCGAACACCCCACCCGCTTGATCACCAAAGTTACCTATATCATTGGCTGCATTTTTTAATGACCTTTGTAATCCTGATTCATCACCATTGATTTCAAAAATCATTGACTGTCTATTGTTATTTGCCATTAGGCTTTACTCCCATCCAATTAAGCATATTTGCTTTGTTTTGTTCTGCGATCTTCTTCTCCCTCTCTGCATGTTGTTCAGCTAAGGTTTTATTTGAAATAATATTCAGTGAGTCGAGTTCATAGATATTAAATTTCGGAATATCTTCTTTCTTGATGTTGCCAGTACTTAACCATATTGCCTGTAGTAGCTCGGTATGCCTGATTTGCTCTATCTGTGAAGATTCAGGATCAACGATTTCTTTAAAAACTAATAGGTAGTAGAAAAGCAAAACGGCATAGTGCAGAGTTCATCCACACTACACCCGTTGTTATACAATAAAGATAGTGATAGTTTGAGAATCGGATCGCGTCTTACTTTCCCTCTACATCCTCAACATTAAAGGATTTAGCAAAAACGTTTCCAATTTCAGCATTCAATTTTAGTTGTACAGTTAGATCTACTTTTGCTTCAACTTGTTCAGGTGAATCAAAAATCTGTTTACCATCTTCATCAACTACACAATAAAAAATTGCCTTATATGGATCGGCACATTCTGCGTGTTGGGTAATGTTAGGTAGTTTGATATATACGGTACATTCTGGTGTTAGTTCTACTGGTGTTACTTTCACACCAATAGCTTTCATTAGATTAGAGAAATCCATTTTTGTTTATCCTTGTAATTAATTCGTAGAGTATTTAGTAATTAAGCACCAGTTACTTCCCCAACTGCGATTGGAGCACCCGTTACAGATACAACGAAATCACGAGTAACTACCCCGTCAAAATCACCATTAACAACATCAGAACTTACGTAACCATTAACGATGCTGTAATATGCAGGGCCGTCTTGATCTGTGATGTTCTGGAAATAGGTAACTTTAACTTGCATGAGTTTTTGGGATGCTGCTGCCGATGCAAGTAGTTCCTGACCTGTTGAACCTGGTTTCCAGTTAACTGTTAGCGTTAGATCTGGAACACTACGAGAACCAAGAAGTTTCTTGGCGTACTGTTGACCGAAAGTATTTACGCTAACTACGTTCGATTCTGTACCTGCTGCTGCTGGGAAAGCACCAACTTCTTCAACAACGGTAAAAGTAGTTGCCTGACCGCCATTAGCTGGAGCTTCTGCGATTTCAACTTTTACATTATTACCAATGAAAATAGAATTAAAAGCCATTTTATTATTCCTTTAAATTTAGGGATAACGATCCTTGCTATCCCTTTCATATATTATTTATGTATGTAGGTTGTAGTACTTCATATATAAAGCTAAACCTCTTAGTAATTCACCTGTATAGAAACCAAAGTACATTGAATTGTTTTGGCTTGTAGTAGGTGTGCCACTTCTAATGGCTGGCGACCATGCACCATTCATTACGTGATTAGCACTAATTACATCGTAGTTTTCTTGTATCTCTGAAAATAGTAAATCAAGTAACTCATGATCTGGATAACCTGCAATTGCCATCATTGAAGCACCTGCAAGCCATAGCCCCGACATATGACCAGTAAAGCCATCATAGATAACTTCACCTGTATCTTTGAATCGTGTTGGTGCGTGGCCATCGTTATTTTTTATGAACCACTTTAGGTAGTTCATCCAGTTCTTACAGTACGTAAGTATGTTCTGTGGAATGGTGTAATCACCACGTTGATAAAGTTCATGTACTACATCACAACCAGCAAAGAACGCCCTTGGTAAGTAGCCGCTCCAGCCCTCTTCGTACCAGTGCTGCATGATGAACACATCTGGTTGTTCACCATCAGGTAAGTACGCTAATGCGTCCTGCCGGTTCCACACAAATGCCTGTGCACACGGGCCTGGTAAAGCTGGATGAAACTTGTTCGTAAACCAGTTCTGTGAGTCGCATAAGAACCTGATACTGTTATTTAGTCTTGTTTCATCAATTTCAGTACCCTTAAAGCACCAAATCGCCGGGAGTTGATACCCCGGATAGGGTAATCCACGCCAACCAGAATACAACTGAGCATACGGATCAGTGATGTTACTGAACGGTATCAAGCCTGGTGTGTATGCGAGACTATCAAGCATGTACTGCTTAATCACACAATCACCTAAGCGGGCTGTATACCCGTTTCCAGTATTGTCATTGAAGGTAAGACTCAGTAGTACCGAATAGTCACCCGTACCGCCATCATCATAGAGTGCTGGTAAGTCATTAATGCAGTACCAGTCAATGCGACCACTAACGCCATCAACCGGATCGGTATCGAGTAGTAGCGTAAACTCTTTACGTGCAGTTAGTGTTGGTTGTCCAGGCTGTTCATCTTCCTCTGAGTGATCAGGCTGATATGAACTTAATTTAAAATCTAAGACCGAAAATGTTTGTGTAACCCATGCACCATTACTTGCAGGTAACATAGCCCACCAACGCCAACCAAGATCATCAATAATACGAATATTAAAATCATCTGCATAAGTACGGTATGTGAAAGAAAGTAAATCTTGTTCTTCTTTTTCGAAAATCCAGAAACCTACGGTAGAACTGCCGTCACTATCCATAGTACTTGTAATGACGTTATCATAGTACTTACCTGCAATGCCGCTTTGATATTCAAGTTTAGTTACGGTATTATCACCATAGTCAGATATCATACGCATATCTGCGGTTAAGTACTGTCCACCATCTGGTTTAGCAAGTCGTGTAAAGTGGTTCATTGGTATACTCATTGCCTGAATACTGCCATCATTTTTAGTAATTGGCAGACCACAACGGTATTTAATTGCACCTTCATCTTGTTTTGTTTTATTCACCGTTAATGCAACTGCAAGACTTAATGCAGCACCGGAATTATCTACACCACCATATTCAACATAGAAATTACTATTATTATTAAATTTAAACCAAATTGATTGTTGTTCAAGTGTTGTTTGTGCTGATGCACTTTGATTAATTACAATATACCCATCAGCATCACGCGAGTAAGTAGCCACCTGATTCGCGGGATAGAAATAATTGTATGAGATACCGTCTGTAAAGGGTGTTGTAGCTGCTGTTGATTTACGGAAAAATTTATCAAATTTATCAATATCAGAGTACCCAATACAGGTTATCAATGAGTTTTGCCAAGCTAACCAGTACTTACGCTCACCTGTGATATCCCATAGTAGTTTTGCCGCCTGGCAGAACCACAATTCAGCATCACTTGCATTATCAGCGAAATCAAGCGAACCATAGTTATCGATTGGTACGTGTACGGGGCGATTGTGTTGCCTTTCATTACGCCCAATAAGATAACCACCATGTTCTACAGGGTTACGTGTTGCATAGTTGAAGCGGTAACTACCGTTGATGGAAGTATCCATGAGCTGGACTGTACCGATCTGGCTTGTTAGTCCTTCTGCCAGTACATCACCGTTACTGTCAACCTTTCGTCCGGTTCTATCGACTATCCAGCTAACAGGAAAAGTAGGTGCTTTAGTCTTCCAGTCTACCGAACCTTGTGAATCCCATGCGTATACAGTTGCGTTTACCTGATTCCAGCCTAAAGAAGCTCGTTCAGGGAATGCGAACCATACAGCATCGAGGTACTCACCATAATTAGGTGCACCGTGTGGTATCTGTGTCTGTCCATTCGTCCATGTTAACAGTACTCCCTTGAAGCCTCCATGAGTTGGGTACTCTGGATCTAATGGGTAGTGTGCAAGTACCGGAGCCTTGCCGTTACATATCCAGTTACAGCGTAATGAACCATCAGGTGGATCAGGGAACGCTACCCCTCTGTAGAACGCCTTGTGATAGCCATTGAAAAATTTTTAGCCAGTTCGAGATAATGAGGTTCTTTGGTTGCCTGATAAGCATAAATCGCTCCCAGTATTGCCAAGGCCGCACTCTCTGTAGGGCTATCTCCCTCTGGTTGAGCCTCCCATCCCGTTTCAGCAATAAAATGCCTGTTATTCGCTATCACGTAATCGGGATTCATAACATAGTGTTCGGTTTTATTATCGTTAGTTACACCTGTGTTACGCTCTAAAAATTAAATGCCCTTCTAACATTTGAAGGGCATTATTTATGTTACCTTTTCTAATCATTAATGAAGATCCGCCATTAGTAATGAGCCGTACCAGGTACTACCTCCATCAACTGACATGAACTGAAAAACATCAACTGAATCTTTAGTGAAGGTTAAAACTGGAGTACGCCCGTATGACCAAATTACATTTGAAGGCCATTCTATTTTATTAGCACCTGTGCCTTGCGTCAGACATACCGTGATAGTTTGACTGTTCTTAGTATTACCGCTTGCATTGAGAATACTTAATTGAGTACTTGCAGATGTAAGTGTTGCTGTGAATACTCTTTTCCCATCTGACATATCAAGACTAAGTGTGTCTGTTACGGTATTTAGTACTAACAAATCTTGAGTAATAGTTACCTTAGTATCAATGTTTGCCTGTAGTGCTGCATCCTTAGAGTCAATCTGTGCTTTCGAATAAGTACCAACATCATTATAGTTTAGTGATACATTAGAACTTAATGGATAACCGTTAACAGTAGTAATACGTAGGGCAAAGAGATCGTTAGCCTGAGTACGTGAATATACGTCACTAATATCTGCTGCTATCAATTGAATGTTAGTACCAGATAATGGCTTGTTATTGATTAAGAACGTCTTTGGAACGAAAGTACTATTACTATAACTTAGGCTTGCCATATCCGTTAACTGTGCTGCCGTTAGAGTAATATTACCTGTTAATGCTAATCCATTTACTGTATTAGTTTTTGCTACAAAATTTGTATTAACCTGCGTCTGTGAATATACATCTAAAATATCGGCTGCTACCAAGTTCAACGCCGTACCTGTTAGTGCGTGTCCGTTTAACTGGAACACTTTAGGAACATAGCTGTTATCGGTCTGTGTTTTTGAGTACACATCAGAAATATCGGCTGCTACAAGTGTGATGTTTCTGCTTAATGGCTTGCCATTGATAGTACGGGTAATCGGTACGTAGTTATTGAGATCCGTAGCCGCTGCTGCACCAAGTTCTGCCAATGTAGGCTTATCGGCAGTAGTATAGACCTTGTACCATGCACCAGTACTTGCTGATGAGAAGTTACGGAAATTCAGTACCGGAGTACCGGATTTGTTCATCACTAACTGAGTACCGTTAGAACCATCAAGGTTCGTGATACCCAACATATCTACGCCTGATGGTGAGTTCACCGCAGGGATCTTAACGAATGAGTTACCATCACGACCTTGATAGCTTGGGAACTCTACCCCGTTGCTGCCAACACCCCAATCACCACGGTTAAGCGGTACAAGAGACTCATCCAGAATACCTGCTGCTACCTGTGTTTCTGGTGTGAACACATACGAGCGGGTAACGACGGTATCAATATCCGATGAGTCAGAAACTTTGGATAGATAACCGTTGTACATGACATAGTTCACTGACGTATCGTTAGTACCTTCATCAAGCATTTCAACCTTAACCTGTACTAACTGCTGAGAGTCAACGATTGCATCAAGTTCTGAATGTTCGGTTGGGTTATAGTTAACTTGAAGGGTCATATCCCCATATGAACTATCACCCGCTACTTTAGATGTGTAAGTACTATCATATGTTTCAACCGTTGATACGTTTGTTGTTTCACTAAAACTTGGAAAGCCTGAAAGGTCTTGTACCTGGGTAAAAGTACGGGAATTAGGATCAACGTTTGTTGTGTCGGTGTTAATCCATACCGTAGTTAGGTTCCCTAAAAATGTTTGAGCCATAATTATTCCCCATAGCTAAAAGATAGATTTTGCGTGTGTACATAGGCGGTTTCCGTTGCTTCGGCTTGAGAAGTCATTAGGCTGTCTTCAATACGAATATTGAATAACTGCATTGGAAGTTGCTGGTTTAAATCATAAAAGAAACCAGGCGTATAAATTGCTTCAAGGATTTTTTCAATTTCATCGGAAGCTTCTTTATATGATTGTCCGACAGATACAAACTCCACTCGAAATTGACATAAATTTCTGATAGTTGATGGCACAATTTGATTGTTTATTACTGTGTTTGCTTTGGCTACTTGTGTACGTTGTACAGAAGAATCACCAATGTAAACCACAGTTACGTTATCTACTGATGCTTTTGATGGAAAGTGCAAATTAGTAACTAATGATAGTTTATTAATTAAGTACTTTCTTATTTTATAGTCTGCCGTGAACATATTATATTTCCTCTTCTAAATCGACTCTTCGAATATAGTGATAGTTAGAGATACCGCTTGTATCATCATCTATCCTATTTACTACATATTCGATGTTATCGATTATGAAGGTACTATTTAGTTTAATGCCTGTCTTAGCACTAAAATATTTTACGGTCGTTTGACTATCATCGAAAAAAAGCTCGTCTTGTTCGAAAATAGCGGTAATCGTTATTGATACACCATCTTGAACAATGACGAGCTTTTCACCAAAAGCATTAAGTAGTGACTCTGATTGTGAGTTACTAAAAAATGCTCTCATATTATTTCACCATTAAGCGGATTTGATTTTTAGGTTTACAAAACCTTCTTCATGAGCAATAGCAGTTGCTAAGTACTGGAAGCTGCGGAAAACAGTAATTTGTGCTGCACGGTGGGTAGTGGTATCTACGTCAATTTCTTGACCTTCTGACCAATTCGCAATAATTAGATTGCGGAAGTCACCGATGATCACAGAATCAACATCTACAAAAGTACTTTCAACTACGCGAACTTCATCGTTTAGCCACATATCGAAACGATGACCTTCAACCATACTTACGGCTGCGGTGTTATCCAATACTGCGGTTTGGCGTAGTTTTGCTAAGGTACTTGGGTGCATTACAGCGACACATGAACGTACATCAACGTTAGCAGTACCAAGAGCTTCAATAGCTTTCTGTACGTCTGCTGCGGTCATCTCACCAACTGCTGCGGTGTTAACTACTGGAATAGCTGCCTGTAGAGAATCAAAGATCTGTGCTTCAAGACCGTTAGCCGCATAGCGGATTAGAGCATCCTGAACAAAGGTAGCTGCGGTATCAGAACTTAGCATTAGCTGCTTAGTTACAGGTACAGCACCAGCAAACATTTTTGGTGATAGTTTGATCGAGTCAAAGTTAGCGATTGAATCAACTACTGCATCACCTTCTTCATAGAACTTGAAGTTACCTGGAGCCGCTGGAGTTAGACCAGTTAGGCGAGGAATACTTAGTACGCCACGGTATGCAAGACCAGAATAGATAGTTGGATTTAGGCTACCAAGAATGGATTGAGCCAATAGAGCGGTTAGATAAGAATCCGCATAAACGGTTTTTACTGTTCCTGCTGCTGTTTGAGTATCGGTATTAGCACCAAGAGCACGGGAAAAATCCATTTTGAAACCACGTTGACCTTTTTCAAGTTCAGCTTTTACAGAATCAAATTTATCTTCGTTGATACTACGGATTAGTTCACCAATTACATTTTTTTTCATAAGATTAACATCCTTGTTAATTAGATTTGTTTCTTTATTTAGGGATCTGGTTTGAACTTCCTGTTTAAACTGTTCAACTGATACACCTGATTTAATTGCTTCAGAACCATCTACCTTGAAAAGTTCTGCAATAGCGGTTAACTCACGAATTCTAATTTCGTCAGATTCACCTTTATTTAGTGCTGCACGTTCCTGTGCTTCTACTTCAACAATTTCAGTACTATCCTGTACTTCTACCGTTTCAGTTTCTTTTGTAATTTCTTCTACTGCTTCGGTACTTTCCTGTACTTCAACATGTTCATCAGATTCAGTACTTTCTTTTACTTCTTCTTCGATTTGTTCAACTACATCATCAGTACGTAGTTCTTCTTGTTGGTTTTCAATATCCATTTGTTCACCTTCACTAAGTTGAATTTCATTTGTATTTAGTGAACGTGAAACACCAACATAATCATCTGCGGGTACAGATACGCTACTTACTTCATATGGCGACCAAAGATCTACAATTAGGTATTCACCTTCGATATGATAAGATTCGATATTGTATCCAACCGAAATTTTGGTACGGATACCTTCCTGAATCATCGTAAAAATAGTTTCTGCTTCTTGAATGGAAGATAGTTTTACAGTTGCACGGCATACATGATCGCTATCTACTCTCGCATCTAATACAATTCCAACATGACGGGTAAAGTCATGTTCAATTAGTAATGGAGCACCATTTAGCATACGAGTTAGATCAACGGAATCTGGAGTACATTTAAGAATTTCGTTCAGTACACCAATACCTTTACCAAAATCACGTTTAACAGGTGTTTCACTTGCAAAGGCGATCTCAATGGTTCGGTTTTCTACATCAATTGCATTATTTATTTTCTGTAGGTTCAGTTCCCTCGTTAGTTGTTTCTTCATCCTGAATAACTTCCTGTTTATTATTAATTGTTTGAGCTTCCTCTAATTCAATTTCCTTCTGTACTTGATATGGGTCATAACCAAATTCAGAAACAACCATAGAACGACTCTTGATCTTGTTATCAATCATTAGTACTTGAGTTTGTACGTCTTTGAGAGGATCAAGGGATTCCACAAATTCACTAATATATTTAGCGTTTACTAATTTATCGAAATCACTAAATTTCAGATTTAAATTCTGATTACGTAACATTTCTGCTTTAAGCCAGCGTGCGTAAATTGGTGTTAGAACAAACGTAGTTAATGCATTAGTACGTGTTTTGAAAGTCTGACGTTGTAGGCGGTCTGTTAGTTTTGCTGCTGAGAATGAAGCATTTGCAGTAGAACCACTTAGTGATTGCTCTGTGATACCAAGAGACATAGCAATTTGTTGCATCTGCGTATCTACAAACTCTGTGATACCATCAGTAGCCCCATTTGGGTTTACACTCGTTACGTTTTGACCTGGTTGAAGTTCTACTAAAGCACCGCTTTGTAAGCTGTCATTTTCATAGTAATCAGGTTCATACCCTTTCATAAAATCAACGTCTTCATCATTACTTGCTGAGTTAGTAATGAAAGCCATAGCGGAGGCTGATAGTTTTTTTGAAATAATGGCTGCCTTAATAAAAGCTTCCAGATCTTTCAGTAAAGTAGTACCTGCAATGATATCCGGTATACCACGCTCTTGATTTGGGTAGTCCTGAATCATTAGATGAAGCATGTTTGTTGCTGGAATTACTTCATAATCACCAGTTTGATACGTATATGTAGACGGATTCAAACGTGTTACGTAGTACTCAATTACTTTTCCATATCGATCAAAATGAATACCATTAGAAACATATGAACCATCATCAAAAATACGGTTTCCAGTTGTCGGTACTCGCATAGAATCGATGAGTTCAAACTTAACAGTACCGTTCACATCATGGCAAATAATGAATGCCTCACCATCAATACTACGTGTACGTTCTACTAAACGCTGAAAAGCTGCTAAATCCATCTTACCATTCATACTAAATGCTTCTGGATTATCTGCGTACTTGTAGAATAGCTGTTCAAGTTCTTCGTTAATCACTAAATTTTTTTCATTATCATCATGAAGATTAACATCAGGACGGATATACAGCCCTGATGCACCTGTTACACCATCGCTGTTAACCTGAAAGTACTTTTTAGCAATTCCATTGTTTAAACTTAGTTCACGTGACTTAGCTACTAAGGTAGGCAATGTCATATTGATGATACTATTAATATTTCCTGCTGAATTACCTGCTGAGAACCCAAAACTAATGATTGGTGATTGTGAGTTACTACGAATCTCTTTTAGTTCACGTTTTAATGCGTTATCTGTAAGTTGTTTACGCTCATACTGTGGTTTAGGTACTTGTTCAGGCTCATCAATTTTTTTCTTTTTCCAGAACATTAGTTACCCCTGTTAAAAGTTGTTATTGATTTAATCGGATTACCAGAAGAAAGCCCCCTCATACGTGCTAATTCTTGGTTAGCAAGTTTTGTATAGTGAGTGCGGAGTTTTAGTAATGCGTCCATAGATTCTGTAGTTAGGCTTTTGTTGTTGATGCTCTGTGTAATTACACCACCGCCCTGTACTTTTGACTCTATAACAATATTTATTTCATCAATGATGGATAGGTATTGATTGTATTTGTTTGCTGTCGCAGTTGGATCTAATATCTGAAAGGCACGTACAGCAAATGTTTTATCATTGATAATTGCCGTATATGCACCTGCTTTCCAGTTTGAAGTATCAATTACTGAATATGGATAGTTATATGTAACATTAACCCCATCCACATCTACAATATCTACTTTAGAATCTGCGGCAAAACTAAACACAATGCTTTCACCTTTAATAATATCAGAGGTGAAATCAACGCTGCGTGTTGCCATATTTATTCCTTATTCATTAAACCAATTCCTTCCTCCCATACGCCTTTTACGTGCTTTACGTACTGGAACATGTTCTGTTGGTGTATCATTGGTTTGTGTTTCTTCACTGTATTTAGCTTTAGCTATATTGGTGTTGTAGTTCCTTAGTTTTTTATAGGCATCAACACCAAGTTTATTTAACATATATTCAAAGCTAATTAGGCAGTAGTTGAGCGTATCAAGCATTTCATTACGATCATCTTTAGAACCAGTACGTTTAATCCATACAAGTTGCCCGCCTTTCATTACACGTTTTTCACTGGTGTATTGAAGGAATGCATCATCCGGTAATGAATGGCTGAAATGGATTCTCTTACCTTCATGTGCTTCATCATTCATGGCTGCGTTAAGGAGCTTCCTGATACGGTTCTTCCCTTCATTAACGTTAAGCAGCATGAACTTATAACCACCTGACGTACTTTCTTTGTATAGAGGAATGGTTGTACGTCCATCACCCTTGATAGGTTTGTATATATCATTACCTGTTTTATTACAGAAACGGTAAATGGTATTGGTTGCCGCACCGTTAGAACTATCCACCCATACTTGTAGTACTCGTAGAGGCGTTCCATTTTTTGTTTTTAGCTTTGTATTATTTATAAAACTTTGAAGTTCTGCATATGCTGGCGAGTCATATTTATTACAATCGACTGCATAGAAGCTTCGATGATCGAGTACATAATAATTCTTTTCAGAAATTCCAACTAAAGTACATTCAAGGCGGTCTAATTGTTGGTCAACTGCATATGCTAAACCAACACAATCATTAGGTATGTTCTGTATATCAATATCAAAATCACGTAGCTGTTCCAGTAGGGTTAAATCATGTTCTACGTTTTCTTTGTCAATGTATGGTTCACCTAATGCGTTGTTCACAAATCGCATATGGTCAAAGTTCTTAAACGCTTCGGCAAAGTCCTGTACTAACTTACGGATGCTTGAAACCGGAGAGTACAAACGTGATATGTGATAGCCCCTTACATCCTTGATCTCTGGATTCGTTGCTATCCATCTACCCTGAGATACCGAACGTACACGCTCTGCTTCTGTGTACTGGTGTTTGCAATGGGGGCATTCAAGATAGGCTGTATCGGCATCAGGGATAGAACGGCGGCCATTGTCGATAACCTTCCATTTGAATTTGACGTTTTCCCATATCAGGCGTTGTTCATCACCGCACTTAGGGCAAGGCACATGAAAGTACCTCTGATCGCTCATAGCAAATTCTTGGCATATGGGATCATCAGATACTAACGGCGTTGAGCACATCATGATTAGTGAGTCACGGAAGGATTCACAACGCTGTGATACAAGGGCTATGGGGTTTCCCTCGTCACCCTCGGTATCTACCCCTGAGATCTCATCACAGAAAACACGCTTAGCTGTGAGGCCACGTAAGGTACTTGGGCTTGAGAGACTTACGAAATAGTTGAAAGTACCAACAGTGGTTTCCTGTGTAGTGGCATCATTCGTTTTCGTCTTGTCTGATTTGCTCGTGATTAGTTTTGAAAGTGATGGCGTGAGCTGGATGGTTGGATCATACTTACCATTCTTGTACTTCTTAACTGTGTTTGCTGTTGTACCTGCAATTACCATGTTTGAGGGATCATGTTGAAGAAAGTACAAAGATGCAGCCGTAACTATTGTTGTTTTTAGTAACTGTGCAGAACTCATCAGTACTACCTTACGTACACCAGGTTCTATAATTGAATCTAACGGTTGTTTCTGGAATTCGTACAAACGCATTGGAGAGCCTTGTAACTCTCCATCACAGAACTTTAAATTTTTCTCTACCCAATCACTCGGTTTGATCTTCTCTGGCGGTAGTATGTTCTTCACCGCCTGGTTCAATATCTTTATTAGCTTCTTCTGATTCTGAAAATCCATTTTCATATTCATCTTCCTCGTACTCATAATTTCCAATATCTCTGAGTACTTCATCAATTTTATCTTTTAGCGTTTCCCTCAATTGGTTTGCATCTTCACTTGCAAAGAGTTCTACATAGGTTGTGTTTGGAATACTACGCAACATATTCTTTAGTTGAAGGAAGTAACTTGAAAGGGAGTCGGTTACATAATCCACTTCTACTAAGTTCTTTCTTTTTAGATCAGCTTCCATTTCTTCAATGTCTGCTTTAGCTTTTGCTAATCGTAATTGTTCACGCTGAGTTTCTTCTTTTAAATCTGTTTGCCCTCTCAATGGTGTTAGTACAATATCCTGAACCCATTGATAGATCTCATCGTCTGTTCCGTTTATATCTAAACCTTTTGCTTTCCAATCACGGCTAACTGTTGCGGGATCATATCCGTAGATTTTTGCTAATTGTAAGTACGTCATATTTCCTCGTATTGTGAATGAATTAGGTTCAAAACCTCATATATTTTATTTAAAGGGTGCGGCGAAACTACGCGGTGTTTAGAAAGTTCAGGAAGAACCTACATTGCTTTAGGATGTATCTGATGGTAATGTTGACTTACTAATCATTTGAGTGTTTAATCATGGCAGATAAAACCTTTGTATGTTTAAGTAAGTCTAAGAAAAACAACGATTTTTGTGTTGCAGGAAAACTTATCTATGAAGATGGCACTATAGGCGAATGGATTAGACCGATAAACCAATATGGCACCATAACCAGCGATGACTGTTGTTATCCTGATCACTCATCTGCTCGTACCCTCGATATCATCTCTGCTACTTTTTTAAAACCAAGCCCTCAAAAGTTTCAAACTGAAAACCATACTATTGATAGTAAAGTCTACTGGGAAAAAGTAGACGAATATGATTACACTAATGCCGCACTATCTTTATTATGCGACACTCCAAACTCATTATGGGAAAATAATAATGAGTCGGGTGGTGGAATCAACGATCAAGTAAGTCCGCAAGAAGCCCAAAAAATAAATGAAAGTTTATATTTTATTTATGCTGGAAAACTATCAATCTATACTTCTAAATGGGACAATAAATTAAAGGTAAGAGGCGAGTTTGTATACAACAACACGACTTACAATTTAAAAGTCACAGATATTTATTGGTTAGATCACTATGAAAGACAACCATTAGGTACACATACTCATAATAATGCTTACATCACCATTAGTCTTGCTTTAGATACTTTCGGTGGTTTCCATTACAAACTTATAGCAGATATACTATGATGAAGATATATTCTATTGGCTTTACTGAAAAAACTGCTGAAAAATTTTTTACCTTGATTAAGTCGCAACCAATCAAAACTCTGGTTGATGTCCGGCTTAACAACGTATCGCAGCTTGCTGGTTTTGCTAAAAAGAAAGATTTGGAATTTTTCCTTCGCGAACTGTGTGGGGTAGATTATGCCCATGTTCCAGAACTTGCACCAACCAAAGAGATGCTCGACCCTTATAAGAAAGGGAAAGTCTCATGGGAAGTTTACGAAGATAACTTTCTGAATCTTATGGCAAAAAGGAATATTGAGCGTATAGATAAGAGCTTAATCTCTGACGGTTGCTTGTTATGCAGTGAGCACAAGCCCCATCACTGTCATCGTCGTCTTGTGGTAGAATATCTGAATAAGCACTGGGATACAGATTTCGAGGTTAAGCATTTAATATGATGAAAGTACTGATTGTGTATCATCCTGATTTTGCTTCAAAGGGTAAGTTTGAGCGAAAGCTTACCCGTATCTTCTCCGAGTCGAGTGAATACACAATATTCTATTTTGAGGATCATCAGGATTTAATACAAAATCATTTTCCTTCTGATTTAATTTTTAAACTTGATCATGATACTCTCGCTGAACCATTTAAAATAGGATTGACGCACGCTATTATTTTTGATTCAGCATTGAAACCGGAGTTCACAACTGTTTATGAAACGTTATCATCACAAATCCCTGTAAGGTATATAAAAGATAAAATTACGTTTGTTTCCAATAAAGACAGGGGCGAAAACTTCGATGTATATTGCGGTCGCGGTACTTTATGGGGTAATCCTTATGCGATAGGAGCCGATGGTGATCGTGATGAAGTTATAAGAAAGTTTAAGTATGACTTTGATAGGAACTTTTTAAAAGGGGGTGAGGATTTTAAAGAAAAGCTCAAAGCACATCGAGGCAAAATCCTTGGATGCCATTGTAAACCATACCCGTGCCACGGAGATGTGCTTGCCAAATTTTTAAACGAGTTAGATGATGGTGAGTAAAGCCGCTGTAATGCGGCTTAGATTTATAAAAGAGATGTCACCTTATGAAAGTTCACTGATCGATATAGATAACCTTGCACAGCTGATATACCTGCATCCTGTAGTACTGGTAGTTCCCGCCTATCCTCTACCCCTTCCACGATCACATATGGGCAGTACTGCATGATGTTCTTCATCAGTATGTTGAAAATGGATTTCTGTACCTCATGACGATAAAACGCCCTATCCAGTTTCACCGCCTCATAACATCCGGTAGTCAATGCTGCTACGTTCGCCTTACCTGCACCGAGATCATCGAGAAAGAGACGATTACCGTTTTTGAGCAATGCTTTCAGTACTGGTTGATTAATACCGTATTCAAGCCCTTCAAAATTCTCTTCGATTTCTAACCTAAGAAATTCAAGTTTTAGTAGTGCATTTTTGATTTCAGTATCAATGACACATAACCGTGCTTGGATGCTATCAACATTCACAGTACAGAAAAGCCGGTGATCCCTGAACCATGCAGCCTTGGCTTCTACGGCCTCTAATTGTTGTACGAGCAGATTCCTTTTCTCTTCTACTGGCATAGCCATGATGAAATATTTGCTATTGAGTACTGGCAGATCTTCACGATGGAAACGGGTTAGTAGCTCGCATCCTACGAGCTGGCCTGATGTTGTCATGATGGGTTCTGCAATGAAGGTTTTAATAATCATCCGTGCTTATCTCTATAAGTGGTAATAGATCGATTATTGATCAATTTTAGATATCAATACAGTATCTCAGCACTAAATGATCAATGTAACCCATTGAAAATGATCATTTTTCTTTTATTGCGTTGTGTTTTGTCTTGCAAGGCTTCTGACCACTGTATAAATTTACAGCATCATTGCTTCGGGAGGGCTTTTAGATGGGTAATAAGAACGGTTTTGATCCGGGTATCAGAAAAGGCGTACAGGTGTATTGTGAACATGGTGAACGTATCGTTGTGGTTCACCCTGGCGGATACTTAGATAGTGTTGGGAATGGTCAGTGTGTACTGTTTGAAACGAAACCTAAAGTAGATGGTACTCGTATGTATTGGTTTGGTATCGTCTCAAGTACCGCATACTACTTTGTCCTTGAAGAAGCTAAACCAGTAAACATCTTTGCGGTAGGTAGTTGGTTCAATGCACGTCAGAATATGTTAGATGCACATAACGGTGACCTGGACGAGTTCAGTGATATGCAAGGTGAATTACCGTTTTGATAGCACCTTCAAGCAGGTTATGGTACATACATTCAAAAGACTTTTTCAGGAAGGGAATCATGGAATGGGGTAGTGTTTCTGATTGGTTTAGTGCCGCCTGTAATGCTGTTATGGCAGGAGTAGCCGTATATGCTGCTGCAAATGCCAAAGACTGGCTTTCACCTAAGCTGAATGAAAGAAAATTTAAATTTGCTGATGAACTAATTGATCAATTTTGCAAATTGCAGCAAGAAGGATTTTATCTTCATGCCGAAGTAAAAGAATTAATCAATACCGATCCTGATACACAGGGTGATGGAGTGGTATTTCGAAAACTTTGGGATTCGTTATCTAAAAGGGAAACAGAGTACCGGAAGAATATAATCAACCTAAGTACAGCTATGGAAAGAATGGAATTATGGGGATTACATCCTAAAAACAATACTGATTTTAAAGATATCATAAGCTGCCATTTGAGCTTAGCATACAAAATAGAGGAATCGCTCTCGATTGGAGCAGACGAAACCAGATTTAGGCTACAGAACAGCTTTGAGTACGATAAACAAATCAGTGATTATTACAAAATGGTTCGTGGTTCGCACAATAAAATAATGAAACACTATAGCCAATTGTTCATTGATTAAGGATATTTTATGGCATGGTATGATGTTACAGGATCAATAGCGGATTTGGTTATGGCTGGAGTAGCCGTTTACGCTGCTGCGAATGCAAACCAATGGTTCTCACAAAGATCTCACACTAAAGGTTTTGATAAAGCTGAACAACTATTATCTGATATCGACGAGCAGTACGGAAAGTTAAAATATTACATTTCTGATCTTCATAACGCACTTGAATATTTAAATGCTGTAAATGAAGGAATGACGTATGTTGATGGTAAGAAATCAGGTGATTATGAAATGCTGTGTATTACTCATAAGCACGACATTGAAAAAATTGATCGTTTGTCAGAAAACTTTGTGATGCTTGAACGCTGGTCATTAATACTTAAAAATAAAAATATAATTGAAGACCTTTTGAAAAAACTTCGTGACTCAAGTGTATCCGCGTATAATTCTTCTTCATCAGCACAAAGTTGCATATATAATGCCGAATATATGGGAATGGAAGAATTTAAAGTAACTCTCAAACATTTCAAAACTCACTATGATGAATACGTAAAAGAATTAGCCGATGCTGAGCAGAAATATATTAAATTCAAGAGAATGAAATTCATTGATTTATTTCATGTGAAATAATAACTTTCATTTCATTAATTCCTTTCAAAAAACTAATTCTGGCATAAAATTCCATGAAATCATTTAAAATTTTTATTTGCATGTTATTAACCCCACCATTTATATTATGCAGCATTGTTATTGCTAATTCCCTTCAAAAATTTGACTGGGGTTCAGTCCCTGATTGGTTCAGTTTTTTTGCTAATTTCTGTACAGTAATCATAACATTTATGATTGCTATTCGTGCGAAAAAATTTCTTGATGAAAAAGTACACAGTGAAGGGCTAACTCGAGGATATAAAATTTTAGATACTATTGATGAAATCGTAGATTCACTTCCTTCGTTAATGTCCAGAACAATTAGTAATGATGAAGTTATCCAAATGGCATCCAAACCCGATGAGAACTATGAAAATTATAGCTTAGAGTCAGCAATAAGCAATGCAGATAAAATTTATTGGAAAATTAATGAAATTCAAATCAAGCTTAAACAAGTTGAATTCATGATTAAGAGGCTCAACCGTTGGCATGTAGACATCAATCATACTCATGAATTTAATTTATTCATTAAAACATGCTCTGTTTTTTTGGAAAACCTTGGTTACATTACTGGTCATAATTCCGAACTTCACTACCCAAACACCGAATATAGTACCAAAAAAGCCCGACAACTCACCCCTCTTCTCTCTGTGATGCTTGTTGAAGTTGAAAATTGCTATGAGCAGATTCTCTCATTAAAATTCAAAGAAACTTTTACAGTCAATTAATTATCTTAAGGCCGTAGTTGAGTAAACTCGCGGCCTGAATTACTAACTCAATATAAGGATTGGTAAGACTTTCGTTGAAGTACTCATCCTTGCGTTCTCTGATGGTTAAGTACTGAAACGGATCGCCTAAATCACGTACTCTCGAATCGCGGGTTTCTATCTGCAAACCATCAGTACCATTAGTTTCTATCCGTACTTCCTCAGTAACATAGAGAAAGTAGTGTGTTCCATCATCGTATGTGTTAAATTCCAATCTAATCATTTTTAAATCTCATAGTTGGTTAGTACCGCTAACCTTTCTATGTATTTACTAATAGTTAAGAATTAAGCATGTAAACAGAAGATAAAATCATGTGAAAACTACCCTCACCATATGCAGTGAGGGTACTAATAAAATGGGGAATTATTTACCGGCCTAAAATGTCTAACTACCCTACTTTGCGTAATGAATTTTTTAGTTTTTCTACACTTAATACTTCATTCCCGCGATGTATCATTGCATGGCAGTTTGGACAAAGAGGAACCATATCGTCAATCGGGTTTACTACATAGTTCTCACCTACTGTATGAAGCGGCTTGATATGATGAACATGTATAAAGCCCTTACCGTGTTCACCATATACTTCCTCAAAGTCAAAACCGCAACATTTACACGTCGTTCCATGATGGTCAATACAAGCCTGCCGTGCTTTTGGATCACGCTCGTAAGAGTTTACTGTAATTTGCTTTTTTGCACCTTCAGCGTAGTTTTCAGGTGAGGTAATCTCGTCAGGGAACGGATTAGGCAAAAAATCTGCATACCAGACTGGACCTTCTTTTCGAAGGTAACGCTTTTCAAGTTTAGGAGTGAAACGTTTGATAACAGCTACATCTCTATCTTCATCGTTTCGCCCCTGTTCCATATCAAAAGTGAAAAGATCATAACCTTCAGCTATCAATTGGATGTGTTCAATAGCTTGAATGTATCCCAGATTTTTTCTTACCCTGCCTTCCACTACTTTGGTTTTCCACCGCTCCCTCAGTATGACTGATCTTTCTTGCTCTTTCTGAACATCCCAAGCACCAAAGATCACCATTTTCTTGTCGTGATTCACAAATGACCAACTCCAAGTCCAGTTACTACAAGTAGCACCATGCGACTGGATGAATTGTTTTCTGTTCAT